CATAGGACAGAACCAAATGTTATGCGAAAGCAAAAGCCTGTTGACCAAAAGATTGATCTTGTCTATTTCTTCAGGGTACTTGACGAACTCTTCCCTGAACTCTTTTTTGTCTCTAGAACCATAAGCTATGCAGACATAACCAGTGCGAGTGCCAAAGAGATGGCGAAGCATCGTAATACGAGATTCATCCATATCAACTGGATTGTCTAGAATTCCCACAACTATCCTTTCTGTAGATCGTACCATTGATTTTGTACGGCGCGAGGAATCGAACCTCGGTCTCATCGGATCTGTCCCTACAAAGGATGCACCCTTGCTAGTAGGGGGTCGTCAGGCTCTACCACTGAGCTACTACCGCTTGGCTAGGTAGGCACCCACGGCTTAATGAGAAATGCCTACCTAGCTGTTATGTATGCTGAATCTGACGTCTTGATGGAAGGAATATCCACCCGGTAGATCGGCCTCCAAGGGACCGTGAGCGATCAGTCAGCAATTGTAAACTTACGGGAGGAGCGAGCCGCCCTTGGAAGAGGCCGTCGCGAGAGCGCCTTCTTCGTAGGCCTTGAAGCCCTTGACTTCGTTCTTGAAGATAACTTCGTCAGAGCCTTCCTGCTCCATCTTGTAAGTGTCCTTCTGCTTCACCACGATGACGATGACCGACTGCGTGATGAAACTCTCGGCAGGCGGAATCTTTCCCGTCTCGAGTGCCTTCGCATTGCCCGTCGCCTTGAGAAGCTGCGACAAGCTGTACAGAGCGCCATCGAACAACATGACGTTTGCCCAGATCTTACGGTCAACGTACTTGCCATCCTGGATCACCATTTCGACGTTCCAGTACGGCTTGCCCGGGTTCTTCTCTGAAGTGGAGGCCTTCTCAGTGATCTCGGTGATCTTGACGTGGTACTTACCACTCGGAATCGGCTCGAAGTCGAATGCTTCAGATCCGGCTTCCTGATCACTGAAATTGACCCTCAATGCTTCTGCCATTTTCTTTCTCCTTTATCTTCCTGTAACTTAGTTTTTCCTATTTGGGTTGGTCCAGCTTAGGTGCTGACACTTTGAATGACTTGTAGATGTCTTCCATAGTGGGCTCCTGCATTACTGGACCTGGCAAAGAACCTGTTCGATCCTTCGCCACTACTTCTTCGGTTTTGGCCGTAAGAAGAAGTCTGGTTTCAACGGGTGCACCGTCAACGATCAACGTCTTCGTGTACAAGTAAGTCACGATGTCCAAGAAGGCAGGAACTTCATCTGCGAACTGTCCAGTGAGCTTAACCTTGTGCATGATTGCACCCGTACGCTCGTTCTTCTCATCCTTCGACAAAGCCGTCATGATGACGTTCATCGGAAGGTCTCGGAAGGCTCGAGTGTATCTACGCATCTGTTCGAGGTTGATACCCCACTCACGCATCGAGGGCACATCTACTTCACGGTCAGGAAACTTCTTCTTCAGTTCCTCCATGATGAAGTACATGCTGAACTTCTGAATCTCCGACAGTGAGTCCAAGATGACTGTCTTGTAAGGATGTTTGCCGTCGAGAAGATCGTCATACACCCTCTGCATCTCATCCCAGTTGGTTACTCGGACAGTGTCGACATCAGGATAAGATCGCACCAAAGATTCAGTTCCACCTTCAATGTCGATGACGAGGACTGGCCGGAGTTCGGGGACTGCATCAGCTGAGCCTGCAAGAGTTGTCTTACCGACTCCTGATTCGCCATAGATGAGGATGTTGATATACGGGCTACGAGCCTGCACTGGCACAATTTTCAGACCTCCAAGAGTTCCGTCTTGCAACGCTTCTTGCTTAGCCACGGCGCGCCAACTTCCTTGCCGCACGAGCAGCCTTGCGAACCTGTCGCTCGGGATCCCGATAAGGTTCGTTCATAGCCTGCTGACGCTCTTCCTTAGGGATGATATGCGACTTACCCGTTTCGTAGCCACCCTGATTGCGCTCCTTGTAGTGCCTACGCGTCTCGCGGTTGTTGAACGGTGCCATACTGATCGGCTGTGCTTCATGCGGATGCATCTCGGACCAGTGATTGATCTGAACTGTAATGTTACTACCTTTGAAAGTACGACGATCTTCAGCTGTGTTGGTCATCTACTCTCCTCCTTGTTTATCGGTACTGAGTTCCTTAACCCAGTAGTGACGTGTCCGCTTATCGAACAGTTCATCCAGCAGGAAGAATGGATCTCCCTGACGATTGGTTTCCAAGCAGGGCTGCCTAAATGCGCAGTAGCCGCAATTGAACTTGCCCGCGTTGGGATAGATACGAATCTTGGGATCGATCATGTCGGAAGCTTCTTCAAAGAGCATGCGCTCAATTTGTTCGAGCTCCTCGTCAGACTTCAAGATCTGGTACCTGTGATGATAAACCATACCCTCTTCTCGGAGGTAGGTCAAGAACTCGTCATACAGGCCTGCTTCGTATGCAGCTTTGTCTTCTTCTCTGACAGTCTTTTCGTACAGTTCTAGTTCGGTTGCTTGTGACTTGCTAACACTGAAAGCACGTCCCAATCGTATTGACTTGTTTCGCTGGGGAGCTTCGGGAACAGCTTTACGGATCTCGACGTAGAGGAAGCCCTTAATGTCAATTCCAAGCTTACGCCGAAGCGCCATAACATAGGAGCTAATTTGATCGTCCAGGTAAAGGAATTCATCTCCGCGCTCCCTACTGATTTGTGCTGCTGTCTTCCAGTCGACGATCCAAAGGTTGCCTTTACTATCCTGCATGATAGCATCAATGCGTCCCGCTAGGACAACAGGAAGACCATGAAAGCGTCGAATACTTCCATCCTCATTAAAGGGATTCCCCATCTCGTCTGTGTGATGCGGAGGATTCTCATCAACCCAGGCAGTCCAGAGTTTTTCGCACTGAGCACAATCACATATGAGGTATTCACCCGTATCAGGATTCTGAATAGGAACGAGAAACTCAATCTCAACCTTACGGGGCACCCAATACTGATCCCACTCAGGCTGAACCTTCTCGCCGAAGTACTTCAGCATACCCTTACCGAGCTCTACACGCTCGTCGTAATCCTCTTCAGCTTCAGCATTGTCTAGCTGGTATGCCTCTTTGAACTCCAGGAACTTCTTACGCTGTTCATTGCACTTGTCGATGAACACCTGAATAGCAGAGTTGAGTACAATCTGCCTGTCGAACTTCCAAGTCTTAGGATCGTACAGCGTTTCCATTGCTTCGTGGAAGGCAACACCGAACTCAAGCGGCTTGGCGGTTACCTTGGGGTAGTAGTAATCTTTGAAGATCCAACTCCAACGACGCCGACAGCCCCTAAATGACTTCCGCTCCGATGTGTGAATCTCATGAACCAGACGAGAGCGTACTAGTTCGTCGATTGCTGACTTATCCACCATAATCCTTTCTGAATGCTTATGTTACTATTATATATGAGAACAGATTTGCTCGCACTAGGGATGTTCAAACTTTCTCGGGGGAAATTTCATGTTCCTCTTTCAAACCGAGCGCGGTCAACACTATTCCCAGACCCACAGGGTCGTTCAGCTCTATACTTATGCCTGCCATTACGAGAGAGGCTTCCCTGACCTGTTCATCGGAGATGAGGTCGATCTGGAATATTGCCTGGACAGACTTATCCTTTCCGACCTTTGATTTCTTCTTCTTAGGTGTCGCTGTCATGCTGTCTTCAACCCACTCTCTTGATCCCAACCTGGAGGAGGTCTAACAGGTTCCTCTTCTAGCAAGTTTCTACCAGAACCTATAACAGCCCGATAGCTGCCGCCCCATAGGCGAGATGGCTTCTTGCAGAAGATGCATACCCACCAGAAATACTTCTGACCGAGAGTGTAACCTTTGTTCTTGCCTGTACAGCCTTCACAGAACTGTGTCGGCGCGGGAACGAGCGCTTTAACTTCACCAACTAGGACTACGTTGTCCAGGACGATATTGGTGAGTGCACCATTGAAGTCTGTGAACTCTTCAACCATTCGTTCGGCCATCTCGTTGTCTTCGAAGTAGAGCACAACATACCTAGCCATGAAGAGCCTTCCTTACCCTAATGACCGCCACGTCAATAAGGAAGTCAGCACGGCTCATAGAGTCTTCAAAAGATTGCAACTCCACGACATAGTGTTCATTGCCTGTATGAACGATGATTTCTACGCTAGTAGTCATTATTTTGCCTTCTTTCTTTTGCCACGCCAACCTTCAACCCAATCGGGAAGATGCTTCGGACACCATGCAGCTGAGCCATCCATAGGAAAGAACCAATCAGCACCCTCCTTGATCTTGCCCCATGCATGATTAGGAATAGAGGCATCACATTCAGGCTCAGAGCAAATAAGTCTGCCTCCGTATGACACTAGGCCACTTCTCCTTCATCGTTCCATTGACCTGCACATTCCAAGCATGTCCAGATACCCGCGTCTGACTTAACAGCTCGGTGGTGTTCCGGGTTGCAAGGGTTAGCTTGACCTTCATACACCTCGATCACACGTTCAGGATCAGGTTCTCCCCCGGGACCATACTGTTGATGTTGATGATCGTGACCTACCTCGTCGTCAGGAGGACAACCGCAACCTAGACCATGAGGTCCGTGATGGTTGAGTGCATTCTCCAGGTAGCTGATGCCACGATCCGCATAATCCTTCTCCTGGAGCTCCTGCGCCATCGCGTCGATCTCTGCAGCAACCTTATCACTGTTGGTACGGTGCGTGACATTGATCACACTAGACCAAGGCCAAGACAACATGAGTGACGAACCGTCCTCGTTGCGGATCAGCTTGACTTGAATGGTCGCCATGCTCTCGCGAATCATTTCCGTCTCATTGAACGAGAAGTGATGTGTCTGCATTTCTTCTCGCCAGTAGATGCCTCCATTGCCGTTGTCATACTCAACCAGGATCTTGGTATCAATGGTGATACTGCCATCCTGGTCGATCTGCAACAGACGCTTGCGGTACTCAGCATTGACGTCAAACACTTCAGCCATCGATCTTCTCCTCATCTGACACCTGCAGAACAAGTTTGTGCATCTGCGGTATCGACTCGTCATGCTCTTCGTAGTAGCAGTGCTCTTTGAAGTCATGATAATGAATCAGCGTACCCTGTGGATCTTTGCGATCGCGGGACCGCTTGTATGCCTGCTCTTCCACCTTCGGCATATCGATCATGAACCCTGTGTAGCTCTGGTGTGTATACAGTTTATCAGCCATTACCCAAGTCTCCAAATTCTCGTAACATGCGCTCTTTGATTGTCTTTGCCTTTTCCATTGGTGCTTCCTTCTTGACACGACGCTCCGTAAACGTCTGTACCAAGTTGTCCTGCTCTGTTCGTTTATCCAGGTCATCCCATCGACCAATGAAGTCGTAGTCGACCCAGGCTGTGATAAGCTTTGCAGCTACGTCAAACTGATCCATGTTCGCCAACAGAAGAACCTGCTCGTTCAATTCCTGTTCACTCATGTGCGCAATATCTACTACTATCATGTTGCATCCTCCTCTAGGAAGTCTCGTACCTCTTTAATTGCCTTGAAATTAAGTCGACCCTCAAGCTTGCTGGCTGCCTTGTCTCCTAGGATCTGATGCAACCAATCCGACTTCTCGTTCAGCATCTCCTTTCGTCCAATGTCAACCGTGTTCTTGGCCATCAAGTCGATAACTTGGACAGCATTGAGTTGACCGATTCGATGGCTACGATCCTCTGCCTGTTCGTTAATACCAGGGTTCCAACCTCGATCAATAAATACGACTGTACTAGCCGCAGTAAGGGTAATGGCAACCCCTCCGGAAGCAATTGTTCCAGCGAAGACTCTAGTCTCACCAGACTGGAAATCTCTGACAAGCTGATCCTTTCTTGCTTGAGGTACTCCTCCAGTATAGAATCCATGTGTAATATCTGCCTTTTCCAATCGCTTACCTAACAGAGGCATGATCTGCTTTTGCTGACTGAAGACGATAAACTGTTCATCCTCATTGTCTCTGATTAGTTCCATCAATGCGTCAAGTTTAGCTGACGGATCGATCATCTTGAAGAGGAACTTCTTGTATGCTCCTCCCCTAGCTGGCCTATCGGGATCATCAGGTGTAGCTGCATACTTCAGCTTGTGTTCTCTACGTTCGTCCTTATCAGCTATCTTAGGCCATACCCAGACGAACTTGTGTTTACCTTCTTCATTCAAGTCAGGGACAAGGTAACCTACAGCGAATTGCTGAAGCCTGACCAGCTGTGAAATAACAGCTGCTGCAACCAACGGGCTGGAAAGGAATCCCTCATCGAGATTCTCTACCCAAGCAACCATCGTCTTTTGCATCTCATCGTAGGCCTTACGCTGCTGAGGACCAAGATCAACCCACATCTCGGTATAATACTTATCAGGCAGATCCTTGAGTACGTCTTTCTTCCTCTTGCGTGTATACCAGGGACGCATCTGATCGTGAAGATATAACATGTTCTTGACGCCGACAATCTTACGATAGCCTTCCCAGCTCATCTCGCTTTCCACGTAGGCCTTGTAGAAGTCCCAATAGCTAGTGTAGACCTTAGGCCAGAGCCAATTGAGTACCGACCAGAGGTCATGAGGCTTGTTATCTGCAGGCGTTCCACTCATCGCTGTCTTGTATAGTGCTGGGATCTTCTTCACAGCGAGAGTCTGTTGCGCCTTACGATTCTTAATGCGGTGACATTCATCGACGATGATGTGGAAGAACTTCATGTGACCAATCTCAGGCATCAGACGCAATGCCTCAAAGTGGATGATGAAGTAGCCCTCTCGATTGGGGTTCTGTAGATCCTTAAGGAACTTGTGCCTGTTCTTAGCATCGATGAGGTAGACATCTTTGTCAGTCAGTTCCATGCAATGCTTGTCCCAGACATCGAGGGCGCTCTTCGGACAGATGATAAGGGTCTTACGTCCTCCCTCACCATGCTTAGCCTCAGAGCGACCTCGATTCTCAATGTCCAGTGCGATACCTGCGTATGTCTTTCCTGTACCCATCTCCCATGCAATCAGACGAGACTTCTGTTCGTACAGACGATCGACCTCTTCTTCCTGGAAGTCAAAGAGATTGAACTTAACATACTCAAGTGTCATGACTTACCTTTCCGACTGACTAGCAGCTTCGCTATCTGAATTGGGTGGACGTACCTCATGCGACGGATTTACACAATTATGGCACATAGTTACTTCTTGACGAGCGTGGTGAGGTCTTGAACCTTCTTGACGACTACCAGAAGCTGATCTTCTTCTAGTGCATGACGCAGGTGGTTCTCGACCAACATCTCATAGGTCATAGGTGCTTGGTACTTGCCCGTAATGAACCAGGAGTTCTTAGCACACTTGAGAGCTGCGTACGAATACAAACCACCTCGACCAAAACTACGATTGAACATGATGCAGCTTCCATCCGGGAAGTCTTCATCCTTTCCAAACTGTTGTTCCATAGCACTCAGTTCATCGATCTGACTCTCAAGCTCGATGAGACGTGCCATTGTTG